CAAATGCAACAACATTAGTAACAGTAATAAATGAAGCTTATCCAAAAAGAATTGAACCTTTATCATTGGATTATTCTGGTACTGGTGTAATGTCATTAAGTGTAAATTTTTCTTATAGAAACTATTATCAAAAATGGGTATCATTAAAGGCAGCAGAATCACCAGAAATTAGGGGTGAACCAATTGCAAGACGTTCTGATAGTCGAGATAATTCTCAAATAAATCCACTCGACAAAACCTTTGTGAGTGGTGATACAGCTGGCAGTAATGATGCATTTGAAAGTAGTGAATAAATAATTAATAACAATATCATTTTATATTAAGGAGTTAATGAAATGGGATTACCAAAAATTGCAGTACCAGAGTATAGTTTAATTTTACCATCAACAGGTGAAGAAATAAAATACAGACCTTTCTTGGTTAAGGAAGAAAAGATTCTCCTTATAGCTATGGAGAGTGAAGATGAAAAACAGATAGCAGATGCTACAAAGACAGTTATTAAAAATTGTATTTTTGGTGATGTTGATGTTGAAACACTACCTATCTTTGATATTGAGTATATCTTTCTATGGTTGAGAGGTAGATCAAAAGGTGAAGAGATAGAGTTAAAATATAATTGCCCTACTTGTAAGGGTGAGATACCAGTATTTTTTAACATTGAAGATGTGAATGTTCATAAAGATGAAAATCATACAAGTAAGATTCAGATAACAGATGAGCTTGGTGTATGTTTAAAGTATCCTGATATGAGTCTACAGTCAAGAATAGATAATATTGATAGTGATAAACAAATCGAAGTAATATTTAAAACTATTTTATTATCTATTGATTATCTCTATGATAATGAAAAAACATATCCAGCTAAAGATCATACTGCAGCTGAGATGGAAGAGTTTTTAGAATCTTTATCTGATGAGCAGTTTCAAAAGATTTCTAAGTTTTTTGAAACAATGCCAAAACTAAAACATGAAGTAAAATTAGAATGTAAGAATAAAGTAAAGGGTGAAGGTAAGAAAAAGGATAAGGAATGTGGATATAAAGAGGATATGACCTTGGAGGGTCTACAATCTTTTTTCGCATAATCCTCTGTGATAATTCATTAGCTAATATGATTAACACTAATTTCTCAATGATGCAACA